ACCGCGGTGTTCGCAATCGGTAGCACAACGGTTACACTGTTTAAAGTTTGTCATATGTCACCCTCTTTTTCTTCTGTTATGTATCCGCATTTGATTCCTCCGCAGAATGGTGATTTCTCAACGTGTTTGCAACCTCTGCAACAGTAAAGGCAAATAGTGTCACCATATCTTTTTTGCACCGCGGGGTGGGGGCAACTCCTAACGGCACACTCTTTATAATCGTGGTTGCATTTGTAACAATGCGTTGCCATGTAATCGCCCCCTAATCGTTGAATGGTAGTTCTTTGTCCGATTCGAAGTCAAACCCTGCTTCGTCCATGATTCTTGACAGGACGGTTTTGTTGATGTAAACGTGATTACCCTCGATGTTGCCCCATGATTGTTTTGCTGATTCGGAGAAGTTGGAACGATTTTCCGCAATTGCTCCGCACACATATTCATAAGCCCTCTCGGTAACGTCAACTTCGGCGGCACTGCATAGGTATTGTTTAACGCACTCGATTGTTAACGGTTGTTCGTCAGTCCAGAACAGTTTTGACGCTATGCTGTCGGCGGTAAGGATTAAGGCCATTGAACCCGCTTGTTTATCGGTTGTGTCTGTACTGGATAATATCTCTGCAAAGATTCTGCTGTATATCTCTGCGACATTGAGTGTTTTAATATGGTCTATGTACGGCTTTCCAGCGCACCCATAATGTGTTCTAACGTAGTTCGCTGTGAGGTTGCCGTTTTCAACTAGCTTGCCTTTGCACTCAACTTCGATTACTCGGTTTTTCGCACCGCCGCCCGACGCCTGTTTAATGCACGGTTCTTCGCCTGAAAAGATGAAGCTACATTTCCACGCGCGGACTTCATTTACCTTGTCATACGACATACGCCCTCTGTCTATGCCCTCTGTGATGCACATTATAAGGTTGTCGTAGTTTGTCCAACGCGATTTGATTGTTTGTAGCTCGTCCCCCGCAAATGGTAGGTTGCGGAGAAACGCCGCGGTTGTTAGCATTGAGTTTGCCGTCATGTTCATTGTTCGTGTCATTTTACCCATTGAGGGGTCTCCCCATATTGACATAGCAATCATCAGCGCAATTGTCTTGCCCGCGCCTGTACCGCCCCATAGATGAAACACAAACGGATTCTCGCCTATCAACTCAATTAATGGTGAAGCGAATGAGGCGGCCATACACAAGCGCAAGTCTTTGTTTGTTCGCAGAGGCTTAATAAACTCCGTCCATTCGGCGAGACTGCCTTTTTCGCTCAACGCTTTGTACAGGTGTTTAAACTGGTCGTCACCGTCAAACACAACCTTGTCTGTGTACGGCATGAATTCACCATCTATCCAACCCATAACGGACTTTGCGGCTTTATGCGGTAGACAATACAAGCTCCATGCCACAACATCGGCTATGTACTTGACAAGCATACCCGCATTGTCCGAATTGACTTCAATACCTCTGTCGGCAAGTTTGATTATGCTGTTGCGGTTAGCGGTCACGGAGCGTTCCGTTATGAGTGTTTGCCAACGGTTGTGCTTGTAAAATGACAGCTCTAACTTTTCGGTGTTGCTATCCACGTTTTCTAACAATGCTGTCGGTAATATCGGAATTGGTGAAGCCGCTTCGGTTGTGGTAGCGACAACCTTGCCGCCTTTGTATATTTCTTTTTCTTGCGTAACGCCGCGGTCATCAACAGTCCAACTACCCAGTGCAATATTGTCCTGTATCTCGTCGAGCTTTTTTGATATAGCTTCGGTCAACTTGGTTTTTCACCACCTTTCTAAGTGGTATTTCTTATAGTAAAGTATCAATGCGATAACAAACATTAGATATGTTGCTTACCGCTTCAATGTACAAGGGGTTAAGCTCGTCCTCTGCGCTTGTTGGCCTGTACATCATGCGTTGTTTATCCAGTCGAATGTACTCGCCCCACAGAGAGCCGTACAGTGCGTTGTATGCTTGTTTCTCCGCATCACGTTTTTCTCGTTCGGCGGTTATTTCTCGGTATCGTCGTTCGGTATCGCGTTGTTCACGTAAAGTTGGTCTACGGTCAATCGGAAGTCCGCAACAAAAATCAGCGTTTAGCCTTTCAACAGCTTCAAAGAAGTCGAGATTCAATATGTGCCGCGTAAAGCTGATAACATTGCCTCCAGTTCCACAAGCAAAACAATGATACACGTTTTCGCTAAAATGCAGATTATATGCGTCACCGTTATGTATGGGGCAAGGTATTCGATTAAACCTCGGCTTGGCGTTTGGCACGTAACAGTCAACGGCATTTTGCATGGTGACTAATTTACAAATAATATCCGCAAACTTTTTGTATTGCTTGAAATCACAATCATTCATATTTTCAGCCTATCGGCAAGTTTCCGTAACGCCTGTGTTAGAGTTTCGCCAGACATACCATTGCGGATATATGTTGCTTTGAAGTCGTTATATTTGCGGAGTTTTTGTTGGTAGGTCATTCACTCACCTCGTTTCAAGGCTTCTCTTGCTGCATAGAATAAAATACCGTGAATTATCTGCCCCGTTTCTTCCGGCTTACAAAAGCAAATTGTGATGTTGAAACGTACTTGCCACGACAGCAAAGACGCTATTAGGCTTTTCGGCTCTAACTTGCTGCGGTAGTTGTGTAGGAATATATCCGACCAAGAACAGTTTTCGATAACCAGAAAAACCTTTAACCCCTCCGCTTTTGCGCGGGTAAACTCGTCCTCAAAGCGTTGTCGGTCTGCGGTGAAGTTTCCGGCAATTTCGTCAATGGAGTTCTTCTTTTCAATCACGACTTCATGCTCAAGCGTCTGCTCGTCTATCATTGCGCTATAATCCCCCGTGTCGAGTTTGCGGGGCTTGTGGGGTATCTTTTTTGAATCGAGATACCCCGTTATATGCCCGTTTACTTGCTCTCGGGTATCGCAGATGATAGTCAGTTGCTTTAAAAGCTCGTTGATTTCCTTATCTGTGCGATACTTTACCAAGTCGCACCGCCTTAATCTGGCAGTTCATCAAACGGTGTTGGCTCGTCATTTCCCGCGAGGTCTGTAATCGTCTGGCGCTCCGGCTTCTCACCCACCCATTCGGGGAGCTTTGCAGCTTCGCTCGAGGATATCCACCACTTAAGGTTGAGATAGCCGTTTTCGTCAGTATCAAAATCTCCCGCGCCCATAGCGCCTATCCAGCCAAGACAGTTGAAATCACCGCGCTTGATACCAAAAGCATCAAAGAATTTTGTTGCGTTTGCATTGAATTTGTCGTTCTTTACGAGGTAGGTCTTGACTTTGATGCTTGTTGGGTTCGGCTTAACCGTGATTACAAACATCGGCAGATTGCTCGACTTGCTGACCGTTTCCTCCGCATCGACTATCTCAACGCGATATTTGCCTTTTTGTGCCCTTGCGGTTTCTTCGGGCTGATAATCATTCCAATTTGACATATGTAATGTCCTCCTAATTTTTTATTGTTTAATACTTTGAACGCCAGTTTTCGCAGAATGTGTCTACCAGCTTTCGACTATCCAAATAGTCCATAAAGTGTTTAATTGTTATCTCGATAGGCTCTATATCTTCGGGGCGGTACGTTTCTCGGTATACCCAATCACCGTCAGATATAAGATAATCAAAGCGGTATGCTTCCGGAACAAGTGCAAAGTACATAGGGTGCTGTGGGCTTGCGATGTATTTTCCAACGTGATAAGTTTTACTGTATTTGGTATCATAGATAACACCGCGCTTGAGATAGTCCAGAACGCCGTATATGACGAAGTTTATGCCTTGCACTGATATGTCGCGGGATAGCTTAACTTGTTGCTGCGCGTCCGCAACGTAGCTCACGACCTCTGTTACGGGCTTGTACCATTCGTGCGTGGATTCGATTGACGCGCCCTTTGCAACGGCATTTACCACGTTTTCAAATCTCTGTCCGTCAAGCATTGCTTTAGTTGGCTGTATTCGTTCGCGGTGCAAGGTCTTGAGAAAATCCTCATATCCGTTATCGAGTTTGTACGACCAAAGCCAAGCGCTTAAAAGGCTCTGCGTTACAAGAAACTTATTCGGCTGCGCTGACATAACATTTCTTCTCTTTGTCGTATGTATAGCTTAAATCCTTAACCTTTGCCGCAAACGCCGCCTTGAGTTCCTTTTCACTTGTGAGAGAGTTTTCAATTTTCTTTAGCTCTGCCCATGCGCTCGTTGCGCCCTCTGGCGTGTTAATTGCGCCGATGTAGATTAACCCCGCTTCCATTGCTTTGTCGTAGGCTTCTTGCTGCGGCTTGAGCGTAGCGTGTTCAGCGGCGATGTTCGTTTTAACGGTTGCAAAAAGCTTTGTCATAAAGTCGTTAGGTTCTCCGGTTTTGAGTTCGGGAACTTTGACAAGCCCCTTAATGCCGTATGCCGATTTTGCGTTGTAGTTCATCGTGGGCGTAAATCCGAGATAACGCTCACCGTTTACTATATGAAGATGTGCGCCCAAGTCGGCGGGCTGCCAAACAAGAGTTCTCGCACTGCCCTCGCAGACGATGTCATAGAAAATGTTGTCGTCCTGCTTTTCCTTGCTTTCGTGGAACAGGAAGATTACATTGAACTTCTTGCGGAGTTCAGCAGAGAAGCGGAGAAACTCAGTTTTGACAACTCCAAACCCCTGCAAGCTGATACCGCCAGATGATTTACTGGCTTTTGTGTCGGTTCTGACCGCCCAATCTTTGAGCATATCGATAAGTGCGCCGCAAGTGTCAATGACGATGGTTTTGTATTTGCCCTCTGCGATTTTAATATCTTCAAGCAGTTCCTCATAGGTCTTGCTAATGGAGCTGTCTTTTCTGTGCGCCGGGGTTACTCGCGCCATTCCCTCGTCTGCGTCGATAAGCAAAACATCGGGAGCCGATAACGAAAGTGTGGTCTTTCCTACGCCGGGAAGTCCGGAGATTATAAGAATTAGGTTTTTGTTGCTAAAGTCCATTTTGTCGGGTGTGATTATTGCCATTTGTTTTTTCCTCCAAATTTTTATTTAATTTAATTTTGCTTTTCCTTATCCGCGGGCGGTTTTGGTGACGGTTGCCAATGGGTAACGTCTGGATTATATGTTGCTTTCCAGTTCTGCGCTTTGTGCTGATAATACGAAACATCAACCCCGTTTTGCCTACCTCGATATGGATTTTTGCTTGCGATTAGGTAATATCCGCTTTTGTCTGGCAGCCCATCCTTTACGCTTATCCACCCTTTCATGCTTTCCCCTCCCCTTCTAAATAGGAAATTGCGATTTTGCGGAATTCGGTAGATTGGTCGCGCATGTAGGCCATTGAACATTTGCAATCTTCGCCTTGTTGAGCAACCAGCGGACATGGGTCACAGCTTACGTGTTTATAGGTTTCGCATATTAGATGTGTTAGCTCCTCGTTTCTCAACCCCTCATATTTCCCCTTTATAGGCTCTGGTTCTGACACATCTTCTTCGCCCATATCGAGGTCGTCCGCAACAACTTCCGTGGGCTTGTCCGATTCTTCAACAATTATGCCTTTGAGCAAAAGCAGGTAGTTTATACTGTCGGTTATCTTTTCCTCCCAAAGCGGAATAGGATAGCTTTTGCCACTCATGCACATATCGTAAACACTGACTGTGTGCTTTGCCATCATGCCAGATAAAGCTTGTATCTGCGTAACGCCCTGTACCGCTGCGGCTGTTTTAAAGTTGTGGAGCTTGTCGGCATCCGTTGAGTACTCTTTGGATTTTCGGCAAAGTATGTCTGTGCATAGGGTCAGTTGCTCTTGTAAAACTCGTTCAAACGCTTCGTGTGTCATTCGTTAACCTCCTCTAAAAATAGGCTTTTATCATCTATGTAGAAGTCCGCACTAATCTTTCTGCAATCCGTGCCGTACTGCGCAATGAGTTCCGGCAAGTTCTCGTTATACTCGTCAAACAGTAGCCCCCAATTTCCGCACCATGCGGCGGCTTTGGCAAGCAATCCTCCCTCTCGGCAAGTATTCAAAATCAGCTTGTGACCCTCAACTTTTCTTGCTTTGCAAAATCTGATTATCTTTTGCTTTGGTTCTCCGATTTCGGGGTATGCGTTTTCGCAGAGCGTTCCGTCAAAGTCGATTGCATATACACTCATGTGTCACCGCCTAGCTCGGGGTTGTCGGCTTCTTCTTTGAGCCATTCAAGCCACACTACGTAAAGGTCACGCTTTAAGGCACATCTTGCCGATTCTGTTATTGTGCAACCCTCATCTATTAAGCGCATAAACACTTCGTTGGAATATCTTTCGGCCATAAATTCTGCCAATTCCTCGTCACTCATTGCCCTTATGCGGTCTGCGTTGGTTTGAATCTTCAAAACCCATTCAGGACAATCGCATCCGCAATGATGGCATACATCGCAAGTGTGTCCGTCCAAGTTGCAAGTGGGACAACATTTTATATCTGTTCTTTTACAGGTTTTACATTCACTCACTCGCTTACCTCGCTTTCTCTGCACTTGCCACTCGAGCAAAAACTGTTAGGTTTGCGATAATCTTTAGTCATTCCGCACAAGTAATGTTCTTCGGTGTCCCCCTTAAATCTTGGAGAATATTCCCTGTGGGCGTGGGCGCAGCCCTTACACCTGACAACCTCAACCGCATCAACGGTGGGAGCTTCCAATATCCACCCCTTACCGACAACAAGCATTGCACCCATTCTGTCAGCTTCGCATTCGTGAGATAGTAGGAATTTACGGCTTATCAAATCACTCATGTGTTCTCCTTTTTGTAGCGATACGCAAACCATGTTTTGCCGTAATTTTCAAATAACCATGCGTTTCCGTACCTGTTGCCTTTTGTACACGTAATCCAAATAGCTTTATTGGTACGCTCCGTGATTATTGCCCATCGACCGAGGATTTGCTCATCTATGGAAATCTCTCCGGTTTCAAACCATATTGGCTCACCGTCCATCTGTTTAAGCTCGTCAAGCGTAAGCGGTTCATTTGCTTCGCGTTCAGCCTGTGAGCGGAGAGCTGTAATCATAAACTCCATCGCTGCTTCGCGTTCAAATTTGCATGACGGACTTTGATTTTCGCAGTTCAAGTTTTTACATTCGTTGTCGCTTTCTCGAAAAAAACACTCTATAAGGTCAATTGCTTTTTCAACATCTGTCATAACATCAGCCCCCCCTTAGCTTGCGTTCTGCTTCTTCAAATGCAAATCCGGAGGGAATACCAAAACTGTACTGTCTGCATAGTGTGCTAAACAATTTGCAGCTTTCGGAGTCTCCATTGTTGCAGTTGTGACTTTTGCAATATTCCCTAACTTCTTGCAATGTCTAGTCACTTATTTGTTTCTCACACCCCTTGTTTCGCTGTTCCTCAGCATCTTCAAGCTCACATAGCCTGACATATATCTTGGCGTATCCGACCATTAGTTCCCTCGGACCGGTAAAGCACGAAAACTCTATATCCGGAGAACCGCTATATGTTCGCTTTGTTAATCTATCAGCCATTCTTCAACGCCTCCTCTAATGCCGAGATGTGGATAAACAGCTTATCGCACTCGGTATAATCACGCTTGACGCGCTCAGCAAAGGTGCGATAAGCGGAGAGTAGCTCTAATTGCGCTTCAAGTTCCATTCGTTCCTGCTGATGCTCTCGGCAAACCTCATGCAGCTCTTTGCAATTTTCTTGAAGTATTTTCATGCCGGCAGGTTTCATGCCTCCATAGGCTCTAAGTTCAGCCGTCACACGTTCAACCTCGGCTATCAGTGCGGGTATGTCATCTCTGGCTTGGGTGATGAAGTCAGCATCACGGTAAAATTCTGCGCGGCCTAAAACAAAGTCGCAATTTCCAAAACGCAGATGCACAGGCTCACCGGGATATTTGACTTCTTCCCGCGTCCACGGCCCCGGTGTTGCCGCTTCTGCTCTGGCTCTGATTTCCTCAAACATGCTAATCACCTCTTTCAATCGTTATTGGCTTAAACGATTTTGACAATGCATCGTTTATGGCGGTTAGTTCGATTATGTGGTCTTGTTGGGAATTGAGAGCATCGGCGGCTTGCTGCAACAACCCCAAATATATGTCAGCGCCTGTGGCATGGGGCAATCGCTTTATCAGTTCGTCAATATTATTCACGCTACTTTTTTCAAGCTTCCCTCCGCACTTCTCGCACGTCGGGTCAACCATGTGTTTAATTTCTGCGGCAGAATAGCATTTTTCTCCGCAGGATAGGCAAATGTATTCAGTCATATTGCTTTCCTCCAATATCCATCACGCTTCACCGAGATAGGGGATAAATTTAGCTGTGTGATGATTACTTAAATCGGCAACAGTTTTGAAAGGGATTCCGCTAAATGGATACAAATCGCCTGTATCGTCTTT